CTTCGCTCTAGTGTAGACATCGACATAGGATCGCTGTTCAAACCATATCGGAAAACTAGGTGGCTCATGGACAAACGAAATATTTGCATCCGCATAACAGACCAAATCGTATTCACTTAGATACAAATGTGATAGAAGCTTGTACTTCCTAGACTCCTTCTGTCTATCTGTAACACCGCTCACCACTCTTATCTGCCATCCATCAACCTTTAGCTCTGCATTATCGGTAAATAACACAAAGTCCCACCCCTTAAACTTAGGGGCAGGACTGACATCATCATAGTCTCCGAACAAGACCGTATATATTACTTTCATCTTATATTTCTCCAAGTTCTCTCCTCGTAAAAGTTGTGGTTCACATTTGAGCTTCCAAATCCAAATATACACTCCTCCTTGTCAGCCATCATCCCAGGGAACTGCTCAGTCAAGTACTTGTCAAGAGTTAACTTTTTATTTTTTAGTCTAGCCTTAATTTTATCGGTATTAAACCAATAGAACGATCCAGAGTAGTGAAACGGATACGGAACATACGGAGGGCATGGCAGTAGCTTAGCACAAACACCTGCAAACAACTTATCTCCCAAGACAGGAGGTGTAGTCAAGTTCTTTCGATACAGGTGAGTTATCCAAATCGTTAACCCAGACCATTGCGGTCGAGTAACTCCCTTGCAATGTGCGTAGAATGTCATGCCACCATTTATCTCTACTAAAGAGTCCAAGAAGTGCGTACACTCGCCAAACTTTGCATCGTTCTTTACCACTCGATACTCGCAGTCTTTCGGCAGCATATCCACAATAGGTGCCAAATTATAGTCACCCTTGACGGCTATCTTAACTATCCGTTGACCATCAAACACATTCCAATACTCTTGCAAGAACCTAAGGTTCAATACATGGAAATGGTTTAACGACCCATCGTAGTAAATAAAGTAGATTAAATTTTTTCTAACATCAGAGTCCATGTCGTAGGAGTATGTGGTCTCTCTAGTATCTTATACCCTAAAGTCTTCCAAAACTCAAGCCACTCTGGAATCTGCTTGATGTTAATATGTCCCCACTCTGCATCGTTAGAAGTAGTATGTGGAGTAGAGCTAAACAATATCATCTTAGGCTGAATGACATCAATGGCATTCTTAATCTCCTGATCAGTCATGTGTTCAGCAACTTCAATAAACAGCATCATCTCGGCTGCCTTCGGTCTAGCAATAACATTCAGCTCTGCATACTGCTCCTTGCAGTAGTCTCTGTGGCTCTTGAACACATCTTGTGCCATGATGTTGAACCCTTCCTGTCGCATCACCTCGCTATACACTCCTGTGCCACATCCGTAGTCAATTACACTACTCGGCTCAAACTTCTTACAGTAGTTAGCTACACTTCTAGCCAAGCCTACAAACAATTCATTTCCCATTGTCAAGTTCAGAGTCTCAATCTCTGCCTTCAGAAATTCTTCTTCAGTTATCATCGTGTTTATATTTAGTTATGGCATTGCAGAGAGCAGCTTTATAGTCTGCTCAATAATATCCTTGCTATTCATTCCTTCCTTGAATTGAAATGTATAGTCCTTAGCCTTGCACCAGCAACTATACTCTTCACTCAACCTCTGAGCCTTGACGGTGATAATCCCGTCAACGGCATCAAAGTTCTTAGTCAAAATTTTCGTCTTCATCATCATCTTCGATGTCTTGATCTTGTCTCGGTACATTCCTACCACTCGGCACAGTCTCCACATCCAAGTCTCCGCCTCTCATGTCTGCCAACGGCATGTAGTTGGTAGGAACCAACACCTGAGTCTCATCTACAATCGTTCCGTATCCTAGTGCTTCTCTAATCTCATCCTGGCTAAACACCATCGCCTGACGCATCCAATGTACCAACTCCTTCTTATCTCCTTCCAATTCAGGATATACATCGGTATCAGACATTACTACCAAGCTATTGTCTCCATACCACTGGCGAACCATCTTAGTCCAAACATCATCCATCTTTCTCAGCAACGGCAACACGCAGTTCGTTATCACCCTTGTATCTCCAGTCTCACTGTTGGCCAATGTTCCCTGCGGAGTCAACAACTGCGATGGATATCCGTAGATGTTCGCAATCTGTCTCTCCAAGTCTGCGTTGAAGTCCAAGATACCCATGTCCACAGGACTCAAGCCTATCTGCACCCACTTCAGGTCTGAGGGAGTCACAACAATGTCTCCAGCGTTGTGGGCACCCATGTGGTTCTGTCTAAACGAATCGTTAATCGCAACCGCCTGTTCAGCAGTCAACTCACTCTGATCGCTGTGTCTAGCATTACCACTCACAATACCACTCGGCCCCATGTTCGCAAACAACGACCCCTGAGCTACATCAGCATATCTCTTCTGAGAGATAATACTAACACTCGAACGAAGCGGACTCAATCCCCAGAATGTACTCTCATACCCTTGCCACTCAGAAACAGGGTTGAAGTACTTGAAGTGAGCTATCTGCTCGTTGGGGATAATATTCTCAAAGTTATATGTAATCGCATACCCTGCCAACGGCTGAGTTCTTTCTCCTGACATCACAGGCTTTACAGTCGGACTCGGTACACTCCACAACTCAATCGGCTGCTTCGCTCTCACTCCTGCACCAGGCACTGAAGCATACACAATCGCATTACCTGTAATCAACAGATATCCTGCTACTTCTTCTCTCAACTGTCTGCCCGTACTAGTCGGGTTCGGCATATCCATCAACTGCAAGAACGGATGATTCTCAACCGACTCGAATGCCTTCACTCTCAACTTCGCTAACTCAGTAGCATTCTCCTTGTTCTTCAGATACTTTCTCTTCGCATAATACTTCTCTGCAAATCGCTTGTCCTTAATCTTATACAACATCGGAGCAGCATCGGCACTCTTCTCTACTATCTTAGAAACTACTGACTGAACAACAGGGATAGCCTTATATGCTTTATCAATGTAAATACCATCCTTTGCATCGTAAGGCATCCATACACCCTTGATATACTGCCATTGCAAAGCCACAGGTAAACCTGCATCCTTAGTTCTAAACGCTTTCAGTAGATTCATCTATATCTCACTTTTTTGTAAAAGTACTAATTTTACCTAAATAATTTTCCTTTTATCAATACAAACCCATCACTACGCTTTTTCACCATCAACTCAGTCAATCCCCATACTAACGCATCCACTCTATCGGGTGACTTACCCTTATCAGGATCAAACGTAACCATCTGACTCTCTAGCAGTGGGAACGACCCAACATGGTACACCTGCCCCTTCTCATACAACGAATACACAGGCTCTGCCCTCACATACTTACCCTTGGTAGCCGATACCAGCTTAATCCTCGTACTCGACCCCTGAGCCTTCAACACAGCCTCCACCATGTCACCACCCTGGTTCTTCTCTGCCACAATACAATCTGCATTCCACCTGAACGCTGCGTCATTCGCAATCTTCGCCCAATGGTTCGGAGAATACTTCCCACTCAAGTCCTCCAACACATACCCAAACCCTTCCTTACACTTTCCAACCACAATAATACCCGTCTCATCACTATTCATGTTCGCAGTCACCGCAGGGTCTAACGCAACCACAATCCGCTTCAAGTTCGGAGCCTCATCAACCCTAGCCTTCCCTAGTATCGCCCTGTTCCACAACATACCCTCAGCATCATCCAACCATGTCCCCATGAACAAGTGTTCATACCTAGCTCTGTTCTCTCGCTTGGTCTTCTCCGCAGCCTGCACGAACGAATCACTCAGATTTATCTTATTATCCAAGTATGTCGTATGGATGTAAGTAGTATCCTTTCTCTTTTTCTTTACAAAGTCGTTATATATCCAATGACTCTTGTAGCTCGGGTTCATTACCAATATAACCCTGTTATAGTTATCCTTAGCCCTGATACTCAAGTCCACCTTATCAAATATCTCAGGGTCTGTCAATTCCTCCGCCTCATCCACTACCCATGTCGACAAACCAGCAATCGACTTCAAGTTCGCAGTGTTCACCCCACTACTAGTCTTAATCCCCCTGAACAATATCTTTGACCCCGTCAGCTTATTTATAATCTCACTCTGAGTCACATCAAAGTCATTCATCTTGCCCATAATCTCAATCTTATCCAAGAACTCTGGAATAATCGAAATAAACGCAGATACCAAGGTATATCTAGTGAAAAGAATCACATGACCCTTCTCATAGGTCAAGTTCAGCAGAAACAAAGCCAATGTCCACGATTTACCTGATCCCCTGCCTCCAGTAATCAAATAGTACCTCGTGTCAGGCTCCTCATAGAATAAAGGCTTGTAGTCGTCTAAAAGTTGAATCATAGGTAAATTAATTAATTCGGGATTTTCATTTTTCGTTTGATTCCTGTACACTCAGAAAGATACCCCCCCATGGGTAAATTAATTAATTGGGGAAATCCATTTTGCAACCTTGTTGCATACACTCACAACAATACCCTCCCCCTCCGCTTATTCGCCTATGCGGGTAAGCATATATAGGCTTGGTATTCATGTAGTTATATCGTCATCATCATCTACTATCTTCGCCGCTTCTATCGCTATATTCTTTCCAATCCATTGAATAGGCGGTGCTATTTTTTCCCCATTGCTGGTGACGTCAATTTGTTGCTTAGGTAGGCCGAAGCGATAACTAAGCCAAAGCTTTAAAGCTTGCGTGTCCCCTTGTTGGCACTTGTATAGCAGCGCATCCCAAATTTGCTGCGGTGCTGCCAAAGCATCCATTTGTTCTATGAGCTTGACCTCCTGTATCTTAGGAGGCCTCCCGCTGTTTGGCCTAGGCCCGCCTCGCTGTTTCTTATCCATATATTACAAAGGTTTGCATTAAAAAATAGGTTTAATTTGGTTAACCAAACCAAAGGTAGTTTAAATAAAACATACTATTCATTAAAATATATTTGATAATTTCCTTGCACTTTATTGCAAGCCTTTGTAATATTGGGTTCAAAATGTCTATTTTAACCAAAAAACCCCTAAAAAACATGAAAAAAATAACAAGTTACACCGAAAAGCCAGCTTTTGGAGGCCGTACGATTGAGAAGGATTTTCAAAGAGACGGTAAAATTTTTGTTAATTTTTATCAAACTGAAACCTGTATACGTGTAGCGGTTTCGGGTTTTAGTTCTGAATTGACTTATATACTCCAGCCTAAAAATCCACGGCATATTCAACAAAATGAATATTGGGTAAAGAGGTACATTGATCCTTGCCACAATTCAACTGAATTGAAGCAACTTTTGAATATTAAATAAATTTCAACCCTAAATACTTATTTATGATCGACTTAATTATTATCACCAGCGGAACCGTTTTGATTTTCGCCCTTACTTATTTATTCACCCTTAAAACTGAAAAAGCATGAAAGCCCAAGAAAAAAGAAAGTACTTTTTATCCCTAGTAAAAGCGGTAAAAGGCAATAAAGAGGCCAAAGTTTATTTGAGAAATTACTACACGAATAAAATAGCTTTGAGCTTTTTTGATCAATTCAGCATTGAAACTATTTCTAAATGGGATATTGAAGCTCAAGTAAAAGATATCCAAACCACAATAAACGCATGAAAAAAGCACTGAAAGTACTCGGATTAATCATTTATACTATTTTAGCATTTGCCCCTATTTTCGGGCTGTTTTATATGCTAGGCTTGAAACTTATTTAAACAACTAAAAACACAAACAACATGAACACACACACACAAAACCAAACTTCATTCGGCTATTCAGACGCAAAATCAAAATCAATCGTTTGGGCCGCTTATGCTGAAAACTTCGCTGGAGAAGAAATAATGCAAGAAGGTTTCAATCTTAGCAGCGGTTACGTTTACATAGCTCTTGAAAACGGCGTAACTATTGCGAGTTGCTTTGGTCAATCTGTTGACTTTATTGTTTATGATTTCGAGCAAGGCGAAGAAATAATTTTTGAGACATACCAGGAACTGAATGAGTATTTAGAGAATCTTTAATCAACACACACACACAAACAACACAAACAACATGAGAACAGTATTTAATTCTAATTCAGAACTAGCTAGCGTTTTCGCTAATCAAAATCAATTTCAAGGCCGTGCCAATAACTTGTTTTTTGAGCGGGACACGGCTTACAGTTACGGATATCACTTTACAGCAGCAAAGTTTATAACGGCCAATAATGGCGAAAAAATATGCTTTATTAACAAAAATACTTATTCGCCGTCAACAGGTAGGCACTTAAATATCTTGTGGCGTGCTATTCCAAAAAGCGTCAAAATTTTTAGCCTATATTTTAAATCCTGGATTGATCGGGAAAACTTGCCTCAATTACTAGAAATTGAGAAAAAAGAAATTGAAGGGCTATTAAAAAAGCAATTAAACGCAAGGCTAAATACTTATCACCTAGAAAGTGCATTGCGATTATTTAACCAGGTTAACGAAATAAGCGAGCTTTTTGCCTTGCCTAAAATTAGCACGGCTGATTTTGATAACTGGATACCAGCTATAAATAAGGCTGCTTTAATTAAACTACAAACAACAAACAAGGGGGCAAATTAAGCCCCTTTTTTAAACACTAAACAACTAAAAACATGGGAAAATTTATTAAATCTAAATTTCAAGGCATTTGTGCCGAAACTAGCAAAACAATTAAAAAAGGCGATCCGATCTATTTTGACGGCAAAGCATACAGTGAAGCGTCAAAAGTCTACAAAGAAAACAAAGAAGCGGCCGAAACTTTGGCCCATATTCTAGCAAATGAGAACGCTTATTTTGACAATTTTTGTTTGAGAAATAATATTTAACGGGGGTTAATACCCCCCTTTTTTAACCCATAAAAAACTAAAAAACATGAATGATCTATTTAACACTCCCGAACTTTGGCCCGATAATTTAAGAGCCTTAATTGATGATTTTAACCAGTCAAACCAGGATTACCAAGATTTAAGAAATCTTTTTGATTCATGCCGTAGAATTGGATTTATTTTTGATTTTAGCCTGGATTGCGTTCCAAGTAATTTACAAAAAATTGATAAGCCCCTATTTTCTATTCATTCATTGAAGGCACTCGAGGCCCGTTGCTTTTCCGCATACCGTGCAAATATTGAAAACACCCCCGAAAACCTAGCTTATTTTAACCAGTTGTTTTGCATTAAAAACTGGTACTTTGAATTCCATTACACGCCTATTTCTATGGGTCTTGTTTTTTGGGGTTAATAACCCCCTTTTTTTAAGCCTATTTTAAGCCATTCTAAGCCCTCAAAATTTCTAGCTATGTAAGGATATCAAAATAAAAATATCGCCTCGCTACGGGCCTAAAAATGCCCTCCTTGACCTTTGTAGGTTTCAAGGTAGGTATGCCATGCACGGCCCCGAAAGGGACCCGAACGGGCACGGGCACCCAATACCCCCATAGTGTAAAACATGGCGGAAAACCCCCTAGTGTAAAACATGGCGGAAAAATAGGCCTAGTGGAAAACAAAACCAGGTCAACCCCCTGGTGGAAAATAGAACCAGTTCGAACTGGTTCGACCCCATAGTGGAAAACAAAATTTCGCTGGGGTGTTAGTGTAAAACAAAACCAAAAATGTCTACGGAATGTCTAAGAAATGTCTACAACTTTTGCAGTCGCAATTTGCGACCGAATCAACTGGGTAGTAAAACTAACCAACTGAACCACCTTAGTGTAAAACAAAACCATTCAGCCCAGAAAATTACCCTTAGTGTAAAACAAAAATAATTTTGACAATTCCCTTGCATTTGTTGTGCAGACTCTTGTACATTTGCTTCATAATCACTTAAACACAAACAACATGTTAACAGATCACCACTTCATTCTTGAGCAGTCTGGGTTCACCCTGGAGCTCGAATCCTTCGCCAACGAAGGCATCGTACTTGATCTTTACTTCGGTAACGGCAAGTCTATTACCCTGGAGCTATACGACGAACTAAACGAGCGGTTTACAGACCACTATCGGGTCGTATGTGCCACCCTAGACCCTTTTATTGTTGAACAGTTAGAAGCCAATGTACGCCAATGCTTTACGAAATGATGACCGCCACCGAGTACGGAGTACTACGTGGCTTTACCGAAAAATCTACACGTGTTCACCAGATTATCCGCTCTGGAGTATGGCCAGAAGAATGGGTGTATCCGCCTAGAAAGCTAGGCAACCAATGGGTAGTTTTTGTTAGTTCAACATGGATCGGCAATGGTAGAGGATAGAATCAACGAATGGATACTGGAGAACTTCGGTGAAGTACCCCATAGTATAAAAATAGAGATTCTTAAAACATTCGAGCTGTACTGGGATGAGTTTAATTTTCCTTATGCAGAGATAAAAACACTAGACAAATATAAACACTTAAAACCATGAGAATTCAAGACGAAAATCCGATTATTGACGCTCTTCTAGAGCAAGGTTATCACATCGAAGAAGTACGGGATATTATTGTCCACATACACGAGGAAATAAGGATGAGAACTGACATAGAGGAAATTTTTGATATGTACGGCCTAAGCCTTGATCTAATTCACCACCTAAACACAATATAACATGGAAGACCTAGTAAAGACCCTAGACCAATTAATTGGAGAGTTGTACATCATTAAAACACGAAAATCATGAAAGAACTAATTGCAATCCAGTCGGAGCTTAAAGCTCCAAAGAACCAGTTTAATGCCTTTGGCAAGTACAAGTACCGCTCTGTGGAGGATATCCTGGAGGCACTCAAGCCATTGCTTCTAAAGTACGAATGCACCTTGACTATCGAGGATGAGGTTAAAGAAGTAGGTGGTCTTGTCTTCATAGAAGCTACCGCTGCAATCCAGGTAGACAAAGAAGGCAGAACTGAAGGCAGAGCAGTCACAGCCCAGGCAGGCATCGACATCAACCGCAAGGGTATGGATGTGGCTCAGAGTTTTGGTAGCTCCTCTTCCTATGCTCGTAAGTATGCATTGAATGGGCTCTTTTTAATTGACGATACAAAAGACCCAGACTCGACCAACGATCATGGTGGTAAAAAAGAGGAGTTAACTCCTGCACATGTGAAGTGGCAAGGAGCTAAGGATTCTCTAGCCAATGGCAAGGTATCCATGGAGCAAATTAAGTCGGTTTATATTCTTACAGCACAAAACGAAAAACTTCTATTATCATGAACTTTAAATGCAGAGCAAGTGCCCTTGGTCAGTTGATGACCAACGCACGGAATAAAACAGAATCTTTGTCTCAGACAACTAAGAGCTACCTGGAGGATTGGTACAAGGAGCAGATTTACGGAATCAAGAAGCAGAT